GTACGTGATAATTGATTTAAATGAACTTGAGGCTAGGCTTGCGATCAGCATAGGAACTGAGAGATGCCTGTCATCTCTTAGAAAGAACAGCAAAGATGTTGCTGGATACAAGCCAAAGGATATATTCGATACAAATATAAAAGCGGCGGGGGCTGAGATTGCAGTAGCAAAGATGCTTGACGTTTACTACGAACCTACTGTTGATACATATAAAGATCAGCCAGATATACAGCCGAACATAGAGGTTCGCATGACAGAAATGAAGAACCCATCTCTGATCATAAGGCCGAATGATATACGTGGAAGGAGGTACATGCTGGTAAAGAATATGTGGCAGCATGGGATGCTGCCCAAGTATGATGTTCTTGGTTGGGAATTTTTTAAAAACGACGTAGATAAATTGTGGGAAAATTACTGGACAGATTTTGGTATGAACCGCCCGCATTGCTGGGCAATACCTGCAAATAAACTTAACAATATCAATAAGTTATGATTAATAAACCAAATAAAAATCAGATGTATAAGGATGACTCAGGAGAGTTGTGGGTTCCACACGACTGGGTTGCAATTCAAACGTCAACCCCATCTACAAACGGGTGGACTGAATTAGTTGTCGAAAAACTGAGTGGAGAATCACGCACATTCAGAGGCCATACATGGTGGCCAATGAGAAAAGTCATGGCAGTTTTTAGAGAGGGTGTATTTGACTAAACATCCAACCAATTTCACACGTGAGGAGTACGAAGCAGAGCAGGAGCAGCGAAGATATTACTTCGCTAGATTCTGCTATGCCGAAAAAGACAGGATACACATGTGCAATGATGGAGAGTACAGAACATGGACGAATATATTCTCTATACTTGAAGGAATTAACTTTTGGGATTATGTTCGTCCTTTGATTGAAAGGAAGCGGGCAAAGAAAGATACTCAATCTTCTCAACGCAACCTTTGGGAATAGCGGTCACGCCAAACAGTTTGTCCTCTTCATCCATTGTGTCGCAGACCTTTATAAACTTAGGGCTTTCTGAGTGAACCCACCCAACAGTTCTAAACTTGGGCAGGTTCACATCATGCGGGTCAGTCCAGTCAGAGGTAGATATTATGTCTATCCAATGAACGCACACTAACGGCTTCATTCTATATTCAATCCCCTCTCTCTTGCTCTGCGAATAACTTCTCTTTTCTGCTTGTAGAGTTCCGCCATAATCTCTTCCTTCTCATTTGAAGGAAGCATTCTGAACTCTTTCTTTTCTTTCAGATCACGCATCTGTTTTTCTATTGCCTTTATTTCTTCCTTGAATGGGAACGCAGCCCTGTACTGAGACTTCTTAAGATTTCTTGGCTCGACCCTTATGCCGAACTCGCTTAACCTTGCCGTAGTCGGTGACCAATCATCCTCAGTTTTGGAAGAGAACAACCCCTCATAAGGGCCACCGCCAGTCTTACCGGCCTCATACATATTGTCAGCCTTCATCCTCTTTTCAGCGGCCCAAGTTCCGGGTATGAATGATAGGTTCGGAACCAAGTTCTTGTACGCTCTGTCCATTCTTTCGCCTTCTGGAATCTCCCCTCCAAATCCAAGATCAACGCCCAACGCAGGCCCTGCAATAGCACCGGCTACACCACCGCTTGGCTGCAGGAATCCGGGCACGCCCTCAATCTTACCTGCGGTACCCCTTGAAGGATCGCTGAAATCAAATGCTCCCAAAGGTGTTGCACGGCTCATGTTCAGAACTTGAATGTCATTTGCATTCTCAGAAAGCATTGACGATATGTTCTCTGTCAGTGTTATCTCTGGTCGCACAGGCATGAAACCAAACATTCTGTTTGGCTCAAGCGCAGCATCCATTCGATCAAAGTATTCAGAGGAAAAACCTGAGCCCTCTTCTCCTATTTGATTCATAGCCCAAAACATGCCAGCCCATTTAGCGTAACCAGCAGGGTTCTTAATGGCAGACTCTACAATGCGTGGGACAGTGCCATAAGTGTATGAGAAGAATGGAAGTGCAGTATTCCTCATAACGCTAAGAACCGGGGTCTCTTGGTCGTAGTCAACGAAGAATTCCTTTGCGTATCTCGTTGCGTACTGCCTAGCCTTTTCTTCTCCAAAGTCTTTAGCGATTGCTTCGTCATATTTGGTCTTGTACAGCGCCGCACGCCAGATGTTATCCTCCCACTGGTATATATTCCCCATAGTGTCCCAAGTTCCGCCAATGTACTTTCGTGCATTCCTTGTTACAAAGTCAAGCACACCAGAGATCTCTTTGGGGCCTGTGATTTTTAACTTTTCACCAAAACTTGCGTAACTCTCCAATGTTTTTTTGCGGGCTTCATCAATCTCAGTCATGAAAGAAGACCCAATAACTCCGTCCTCTTTCATCTTCTGTGCAAGTTCGTCATCTTTAATGAGCGACCTTGCAATGCGTGGTACATCGCTCCACCTGCCGCCAGCGAGGTCATACATAGCACCGCTGGACATAAGATTGTTGAAGTGAACGACAGGTTGCGCAATAGTTTTTAGACCTTTCCATATTCCGTTATAGAATTTGTAATTGTCTTTTACCTTAGACCAGACTCCTTGGTTGTAAACCTCACGCATCTTCATGATCTGTCCGTGAGTCCACTTGTCTACGTACTTTCCTCCAAGATTACCGAACTCTTTTCGATCTGGGATCTTTACATATCCTTGACTACGAAGGTTTCCGATAGGAAGATTTCTAGGATCTTTAGCCACACTCCTAGAAATTTGATCAAAGAACTCTCCTAAAGCACGGTCATTGGAAAGCATTATACCTGTGCGGTATAGTGCGTAAGGTGCGTCCTCGATCTCTCCATATTCTGTGCGCTCCGCCTTCGTCCAGTCCCTGCGAACACGAACAGATGCCGCATCAGCAGCGCTGTCAACGGTTTCTCCACGTGCGTTCCTAAACTCAAGAGCCTCCCACATATCAAACTCTTCTTTGTCCGGGCTTCTCTTTGCCGCCCATTGTTCAATAGGTATCTCTTGAACCTTTCCACGCATCTTGTACAGATGGTCTGCGGCAAATACTTTTGACACCGGATCATTAGCAAAGGGGTTCTCTGGATCGTACCCACGCTTTCCGTCAACCTCATACTTAGTGTATGATCTGCGAAGATAGTTGTCAGCATTCTTCAGAAACACATCCTCACTAAGCATGCCCATGTCTACCAAAGCCTCAGAGTATTCTGTTATCTTATCTCTAGCCTCTGCCGTTCTGGAAGACAATTCAAATTTAAAATCATCAGTGCCGATCCCTTGCGTTTTAGAATCCAGCATGCGATACATAAGTTTACGATCTTCAATAGGCATGTCTTCAAGACCTTGAAGTAAGCCTTTCCAATCCTCAAAATATTTACCACGCTTACCACGGAACTGCCTTATTGCATGAATAACTTCATCGTTTAATTTGTAGTAAGGAGAGAACCAAGTTCCAAAACCTTCCCTCAGTGTCAGTTCACGCTCTTTCCATGATCGTCCGGGCTTTGTTCCATAGGTTGTTCCTCCTGCCTCCACACGAAGAGCGGGCAGCATCTCGCTAATCTTACCGCCACCTGTCGCCTTTGCGTACAGAGTGTCAGCAATGCGTGGAGTAGCGCCAGTTGCTCCCCCAATCAATGCAGCAGTAACCATGTGCTTGGATCTCTCTTCCCAGTTTGCGTTAGGATCAAAAGAGTACAAACCATATGCTCCACCAGCCAATGCCCCCGCCCCCTCTGGAGTCTTTGCTAGTTTCCACATTGCTTCGCCAATAGGCTCATAAGCTTTTGCGATGCCTTTTCCGGCCAAAGAAAAGACTGGGCCAGCAACCGCACCACCAACTGTTCCGGTTGCAATATTTTCCGCAACCGTAGGGGGTCTGTTGGGATCTACTAGGCTCTGAGACTCTGGGTCAATGTATGCAAGAGATCCTGATAACGCTCCCGAAAGTGCACCGGCCTTTGCGCCATGAACGACAAGATCTGACACAGTACCAATATGTCTTAACTTTGATGCTGGAATTCCCCACCCAACAGGATCTGCAACTAGGCCACCATAATACGCATACTGAATATCTTCTCCGTACTCATCTATAAGAAACTTGAGATATTCATCTTCACGTTTCATATCTTCTTCGCCAATTCCAAGCCTCTGTTTTGCGCCACGGACAGAATCTCTCGCCCCGTAGGATAACGCATAGAAGATGGCGTCTGTTTTTCCACCTTCAGGAGTCGGAAAAGTTTTACCACCGGTATACCTCTCAAGATGCTCGAAAGGGTTATCTGCTAGACTCTTAACGATAAATGGATTCTCCTCATACTGGGGAGCAGTAACTACATTCTCAACATCCTCATCTACATATCCACCTATCCTCTTCCCCTGCATGCCGGGAAGAAACGCACTAAGTACACTAGAAGCCTTTAACTCTGCCATTATTCATATTCCTTTGGTAGTGCGTCTCGACCATAAGTTATTATAAAAAATTCAATATTCTGTGGAGAAGGATTCTGCTTTAAAATTTCTAATGCAGCGGCAGGAACAATAGGCTTCGCAATAGGCTCGTCTTCCCTAAGAGATGGCCAACCTTGAATCGTAATCCTCTTATCTCCTTCGTACAAATCGAAAGAATATTCATTGCCCCACATATTAAATAATTCGGTAGGCAAAATTTTGTCACCCTTGCTTCCATCAGGGTTAACCATAGAAAACGGAAGAGAGTTTGATGAATTGTAACCAGTTGATTGATCTTCGTAATATTGTTTGAATCTTGGAGCGAACAAAGAATTCCAAAATGCACTCTTTGAAGACCCCGGAAGACCTTCAGTCATGCGAAGACGTTTGCGCAAATCTTTTGCAAAGTTTTCATGGTAGTTTGCTTCTTGATTTTTGCCCTGACTTCTAAGTCTTTTCGCTTCTTCCTCATGTGAAATTATGAGTTCTACATCCTTTACTGCTGCGCTGGTTTTTCCGCCCGATGTTAGTTCTGCATTGTACTGAGCAACTGTAGACGCAGATGTTGACCCCGGAGGAGGAGTGCTGCCCTTTGGAACGTAGATGGTTTTTATTTTTCCATTATCACCTTCAACGTAATACGTATCGAATCCAGCGTCTGCGGGAATATGGCCGCTCATCGCAGCCGCTTCGTCTACAGAAGCCCCTGCCGCAATAGCACGGTCGAAAGCCTCCTGCTTTGTTGCGGGCGGAGAGTATTGACCGCCGGGGTAGAACACAGCCTTTTGAATCTGGAACAGTCTTTCCTCATCATCAAACTTAATCTCAGCCTCCATCATCTTCATGGCTTGCTGAGTAAACTGGGAAGCCCTAGACTCCACGCCCATAGATTTTGCTGCAAGTTCTAGCATGAACGACTGAAGAAGCATTGCGCTCATACGCTTCATGTAAGATTCACGACGCTTCGTTGGGTTAGAAGTTAAGTCTCCCAGACGCTCCCTAAGAACGGGATCATTCATGGCATCACGACCACCAACAGTATTGGATCCGTCATGCTCAGAAGCAGCCGTGCTTATCACCGCCTGATGCTGCTGAAGTTCTTGGGCGGATGCGCCGTACTGCTCACCCGTATCTAACCACTCTTTGTCTACCGTAGTCTGTACCGCACCAGATGTTACAGCCTCCTGATCACGCATCCATTGGTCATCAAACGGGGTTACTTGTTGGTCAACAGCCATCACCTCTTCGGCCATCTGCTGATCTGCTGTCATACCGCCTGTAACGTCCATAGAGCCGAATGGCGCCATCTCAGGTGTCATAGGACGGGATATACCACCGCCTTGTGACGGGGCTCCTGTGAGGTCATACGGCATATTAGCAAACCCTAATGCTGCTGGATCTTGCTGTTGAGACATGTCCGTTCCGTATAGGGCATTTGGCTGAAACCCTTGTCCCATATTAAACTCTGTAGGTAATGCGCTAGTATCTACCGCTGCGTTCTGCGCAGGGAAAGTCTCAGCCCCAAAAGCAGGAGCGCTTGAGAACTCTTCGTCCATGACTTGGGATGCGTTCATCCAAGATGCCATAGGATTAAACCTCTTTCGCTGAGGCTCATCATCAGGTATGTCAGCCTTTATGGTAGTGCTGTTACCAAATATGTCGAAAGGTATTTTTGATTCAAAACTTAATGGCATTACGCTACTCCTTGAGGAACAAATCTAGTGCGTTGTCTTGCGGGCAACAATGTATTGCCTCCTAAACCACCCCCTCCACCGCCACCGCTAAATGGCACGGTTGTGGCCCTGAATGCAGGAGCAAAGGCTTGACCTCCGCCACCGCCAATAGGTAACTCTGGTTTTTTAAACATACTACTCATAAGTTGCATAGCCATGTTGTACAGGAATGAACTTCCCTGCTGCTTTGCCCAGTCGGGAATCTTATCCCATAAACCTTCTGCAGCAATTCCTGCTTTATCAATAGCAACTTCAAAAGGGTTCATTGCTCCTTCCGCTGCCGCATTGTCCATTGTGTACAGATTGCTTGTAGGTGGCGGGGAATAAATATCCCCACCATAAGGGGCTGTAAATCCCGATAAAGGATCTACAAGTGCAGTTCCTGCTGCCACATCTGCGGATTGATTATCCAGTCTTTGTAACTCTGCAACAATATTATTTTGTCTAGTATTATCTACTAGATTATTTGTAAGATCTTGACCAGTGCTTGCCTGAGCATTTAATCGTGGATCAAATGGATCCATTACATCGCCAAAGTCTTGGTAGATAAGATCAGCAGTTCCTTGATCAAGTCCATACGTTAGCGGTTCACCCGCACGTGACAGGGCTGGAACGGTTGGGTCTGTGAATGATGTACCCATAAACTCGCCAGCATCGTAAGGTGTTGCTGGCTGCGCAGCAAAAGGATCTATCATATACTCGCTTTGAAATGGTATTTCAGGCGCAGATATAACATCACCAAACGCATCATACTGCGGGGTAACCGTCATGCCTGACCCATATTCTGCGTATGGTTGGATCACCTCTGGCACTCCTATTCCAGTTGTAATAGATGAGGCAAACGGATCAATCATTGCCGCACTTGCTAGAGTGCTTGCATCTGCGGCGGCTGAGGAAATTACATTTCCGAATGCATCATACACCGGAGCAGCGCCGACAACTCCGCTAGAAGTTGAGGCCGCTGCTGAACCTGCCCCAGAGGCCATAGAGCCAACACCCATGCCTGCGGCTGCCCCCAATAGTGCAGCCAACTTGGGATCAACCCCCATTTTCTTTGCAGCCTGCGAAACACCCATACCTAGTAAGGCGCTCCCTATAATTGGCACTGCTTGAGCCATATGTTACTCCTTAGACGTTTTGTATATTTCTTCCTGATTCTGTCGTGGTAGACATTCCACCCATATTTCCGGATGTCAATGCTTGATACATTCTCAATGCTTCCCATGGGGCCATTTGCTGGTAATCAAATATCTCTCTTGACATATCTCTCTCTGCTTGAGCCTGCTGCTGCAATGGAACACCGACACGATTATAGTAATCACGCATAACATTCATAGGCGTGCTTAGCATATTCGAATACTGTGAAAGAGCATTAGCCTGCTGCTGTTGTGCCGTATTGTATGCACTCATATACATGCCAGCGCCAACGTCAGCAATACTTTGCCCAACATTCTCAAGAACCTGTTGGTTTAATAGATCCCCACGGCTTGAACCTCCCGGCTGATATGAAACTTGGCTTGACCTCAACTCGCTCATAGCCTGTTGCGCCTGATCCATAGCCTGTCTGCGGTATACATCCATCATTTCCCCATAAGGAGATTCGGGGCCTGTATCTACACGACCACTCATCATACGGGCGAATCCAGACTCAGCGGCAGACCTAATTGGAGCCATTCCGCTGGTTGCAAAATCCCTAGTCATACCCATAGCCGCCAACTGATCAGCATTCATTGGTGCTATAAGTTCGCTCATCTCACGCCCAACACCGTAATGCTTAGGGGGGTAATTGGTTGCTAAATATTTAGCACGGTCAATAAGATAATTGAACCGACGGGCTTGCTCATAAGGGGTTTGTATATTAGTGGAACTTCCTGTTGTAGTTGTCTCTGGCATTTCTTTCTCCTATAAAACGCTGACAGGTATTCTAACTTTAGCAACCGGAAGAAGCGCTGTTTCGTCAAGCGGTCTGTCTGGATCGCTAAGATATGCTTTTCGCTGCTTATCATGAAATTTCATTTGATCCTCTGCTGATGATGCTGAGAGAGGCCCGCCAGATGATGGTTTTGAAGAAGAGCCTGCTGACTTTGAATCAGTCCCACTAGTTTTTACAGAAGCAGGAAGCACACTAGAAGTATAAAGTGTTCCTCCAATGCCGTCTTTATTACCACCCTGAAAGGCTCCAATTTTATCATTCCAATAGGCTCTTCCTCCGGGGTCTCCCGAAACAGATCCGGGCAACTGTATATACCTTCGTCCTTTTTTATCTGTATCAACGTAATATTGCTGACCAATAGTAAGCCCACTTCCAGACCTCGGAAGAGGATTTCCACCGCCACCGAACATTGTCCCTTTTGTTACTCCGGGCCCAATTGATCCGCCCCCAGAGTTTAATCCTGTAGCAGCCACAAGAGTAACCTGCTCACGATTAGCCTGCTCCTCTAATAGTTTTTTAGCCGCTTCGTCACGTGCTTTTTGTTCAGCCTGTAACTGTTCCGGGCTTTTCGCTGATCCTCTCATTTTCTATCCTCTTTGTTACTATAGTGTATTGAAGTTTCCATCCATGTTTTTCAAGAACCTTTGCCATACCCTTGCGGGTCGGCGCTTCGATAAACTCACAACCCTGACTTTTAGCATACTCCTCAATATCAGGGAGATGGTCATATATATAGAAAGGCATTCCCTTACTCTTACCTTCTGCGGTAAGTATTCTCAGAAATGTCATTCTTGGGTATCTAAGTATTTGAGTTATAGAGTGGGCTATCACTTCGCCTTCTTCTTCTATAACCCAAAGATCAGAGAAACCGCTAACAAGGTCTTTATAAAAATCCTCGCCTGCGTATATGCTATCGCTGTAGACCATCGCCCGTTCTATACCGGGAAGAACCTTTTGCCATATAAGAGGAACTTCGCTAGGGCTAACCAGTCTCATATATTACTTTTATGCGTCCTAAAATATTTATTATCTGGATCATTAAGATATCTAGCAAGAACTGCAGGATCTTTCTGAATATCTCCGTTAGTTTCTTTAATCCAGTTCTGCCACACTGTCAGCGGAATGGACGCAACTTTTCTTCCCATTGCTGAATGCGTAGAGTTATTCACGCCTTCGTTATATTCCCGCTTGTTCTTTTCAAGAACAGGGGATGCATCCATTACTTTGGTTAGAGAAAAACTTCCGTCATGCTCCTCTTCAAAGTACGTGGTAGATACACCGTCATTATCGAATATAGTTTTTACTTTGCTCATACAAAACCTTTACCGCCCACATTAGCAACTTTCTGCGGTTTGCTGTAAGCCTTTTTCAGTTCCGCTATGGCGTCAACTTTTTTGCCCTCAATTTTTTTATCAGGCTGCCGGTCAAAGTGTTTCTTCTTGAGTTTCATTTTATCCCCTAAAAAAGTGGGGGAGGCAAATGCCTCCCCCTATTGTGGCCTCTATTAGAGAGCCGGGTCCCAACCAAGGATAGCGCCGTTGGCTTCCTCGTTGCGGGCACGCAGACCGTACTCCACAACAAGCATCTTCGACATGCTATCACCAGTCTTCGCCAGATCAGTCGTCTGGAAGTTTCGCAGATAAGCGATATCCCAGAAGTCATAATCAAGGAAGTAGCAGGTTTTGGCAGGCATCTGACGGTTAGGCACTATCTTCAAGTTACCAAAATCGGAAACATAGATGTCAACCGCTGCCACGACAAAAGCCGGGGACTGGTTGTTTGCGGTCGTGCGCAGGTCAGACACGCTCTGCGAAAGGGTTGAGATTTTCTGCTTGAGCGCACCGTCAACCATAAGGATATCAGGTTGCGCACCGGCATCCCAGCACTGCTTCATGAGATCACGAATGTCCGACTCAACAACGGCTTTGTCCGCACCCGGAGTCGGGGCGGTCGTGCCGTAGTCAGCAGGCGAAGCGGTGGCCGTGCCGTTCTCAAGGTTAGACTGAACCCATGCGCCAACACCACCGGTTTCACGAGCCGTACCGGAGGAACCGGCGACCATACCGTTGTTGCTGAGGAGCATTTTTTCCATGTCCAATTTGAGTTCTTTAGCACGCTTTGCCATCTGGTAAGCCTCAGTCGATTTACGACCGGCAAAGTCAACCGCTTCAGCAGTGCCAGAAGTCTGGATCACTTTACGACTGATTTGCGTGTAGTTACCACGACGGGTCGGCTCTGCGACCGCCAATGCACTTGCATCATCGCCTTCAGCAACCACGTTGGTTGCGTCGGCTGCTGCCAGCGTATCGGTTTGCCACTCAAAGTAAGTGTTCGCACAAGAAGATTTGCCGATGCTAGACATAAACGGCGTGTCATCCGGTGCAATGTTGTAAATGATATTTGAGAGGTCTTCACGAATGCCTACGGCACCGTAAGTCTCTCTAGTATTAGTTGGTACTGTCATAATATTTTCTCCTTAGAAAAAGTCTTCCATCAAAGCAGCGGCATCATCCACTGACCCTGACGATTTTAGTTGATTACGAAGTTCGGCCTTACGCCTACGATCAGCATCAACCTTTGCCCTTTTGCTTCCGGGCTTAACCAACTTGGGTTTGTTCTTCAACTTCTTTCCTTTTACATCAGCCTTCTGCAAGGCGTCATAACGCATTGCTTTCATAAGAATATTGATTGCACGTGAGTCTGCTAGGCTAGTGATTTCTTCCTCAGTGTAGCCAGCATCCACTCCGTAGTCACGTATTTCTGACGCAAGTTTTACACGCTTCTGATCATCAGACCACTCAGGTATCAGTTCACGTAATTCTTGGTTAGCGATATCTACTTTTTCAGCATGTTCACGCTTTTGATCCTCTTGCATCTGAACCTGAACCTGATTAATTTGCATGTTAATTTTCTGGAGTCGTTCTTGTTCTTCACGAAACTCTTCACGCTTAACAGCAAACTCAACAGGATCATCTAGTTTAAGACGGTTCCAATCAACATCCTTAAACTTCTGCATACCAGATGATATTTGAAGTCCAAGGTGTCCAAGTGCTTGTTGATACTGCTGACGCTCGACATTTAACTGTTGAAGTCCAGACCTCAATTGATCAGCAACTGATTCCATTTGCTTACGTTGTTCAGCAATCTCTTGCGTCTTTCTTGTGTAATCCGAAGTTCTTGAGTATCCACTGATTAGTTCGTCGTAGGTAACTTCAACATCTTCACCATTTACTTTTACGGTGTATGTCTCATCACCTTCTTCTCCTTCAGCCTCTTCTTCGGTTGACTCTTCAGCCTCTTCCTCATCGGATTCTTCTGAATCGTCGGCCTCACTTTCGTCAACAGACTCTTCCTCTAGGGGTTGAGATTCTTCTGACTCTGTGGGTTGCTCTTCTGCTTCAGAGGTTTGTGCTTCTTCAGCCTCCATCATCTGCAAAATTGCTTCTTGTGCGCCTGCCACATCCATTGCCTGCGCTAAACTTTCTGCCGCTTCCGCTCCCATTGGGTTGGCATTAGCGATATTAGGTAAGTTAATTGCCATATTAAATATTTCTCATTGTTGATGTGAATTTAGTTATTTGTCCTTCCTCAAATATTGCTTGCAAATGTCCTACCAATCTGTCTAGCAATTTGAGTTCAAGCCAAATCTGTTCTCTACTATCAACGTCGTGTTGATTAGTTGTGCCCCACTCAGATACTAACTGTTGTTTCAAGGCTTCTACGCTTTCTTGAAATAGTTTGTCTTCTAAGATTCTTCGGGCTTGTTCAATTTTTAATTCTTTGCTCATCCAATTTTTACCGGAGCGTCTCGTTCAGCCTCCATTTCCATTTCTACCATTTTAAATTTGGCATCCAGTTGAGTCTCTTTCATCTCGTTCTGGACCTTCATTCTCTTAACTTCTAGTTCTCCCTGCTTAACCTGATCTTCTACCTGCATAGATTGCAGTTGAGCCTGCATCATTGGATCAGGGGGCGGAGGTTGTTGCCTATCCGGGGGTGTAATGTAGTCATCCACGTTCTGATAACCCATTGACTTGATCAATGCAGACATAAGGTTGTAGTTATTTTCTGGGGATACCATCGGATTGCCAGCCTGAGATCCAGCCATCTGCACCAACTGCATAAGTTGAGCAATCTGCTGATCTTTGTTTCCTTGCCCTAAAGCAACAGACACCGTGGCGTCCATAGAGTCGTTCCAAGACGTTGGATCAATCTCAACCCATTCGTTTCTTAACCTGACTACACGCTTCTTATCCATGTATTTGCAAAGAAGTTCATATATACGGAGCATCAACTCCTTCACGCCGGTTTCTGCAAACTGCCTTGCAATAAGTTCAACACGGCTTTGAGCAGCAGTCATTACAGCGTTAACCGCAGCGGCTGTAGTGTGCGACGTAAGAGCCTTGTCGTTTAATCCCTGACTGTTTTTGCTTACCCCTGCACGGCTTTCTCTGATTCCGTCAATATACTCCAGCATCTGGAATGTGTAAGGCTCAAGCGTAGGAGTTGCCAGAGGCATTACTGCGTTGGGCGATTTAACACGAACTATTCCACCCGGTCTTGCCGATAGCAGATCGTCAAGATTAGCCTGGCCTTCAAGAACAGCAAACCTTCCGTAGTTCTGGTTGTACATATTATCTAAAAGGTTTCTAGTTACAACGCTCTTGATCTGTTGAAGAGGTATAGTAAGATCAGCAATAGATAACCCAAAGAACTTGTGCGGAACTTTAATAGGGGTAATGCTAACAAATGGAATGTTATCAACTTCCTCGTTTGAAAGTATCTCGCTGCCTACCGTGCAAACTTTTCTTAGTTCGGTAATTCCATCGCCATCAAAGTCTGTTCTCAAAAAAGACTCGTAAAGCCAATACTCTTTTAATGCGTCCTCATTCGCAGCGTTGTTTCTAATGTAATAAGGATCTCCAGTATTGTCATTAATGAATCTTGCGGCATGCTCAATATCCCAGTTCGCTGTGTAATCGCCATCTCCGATGTTGCTTTCATCCATGTCTGGATACATTTCACGAAGTTCGGACAAAGTTTTGCGAACACGATGGCAAACAAATCTTGCATCTTGTATAGACTTTGCTTCACGATTGATAACAAATTCTTCTGGCGGGACATTGACGATAGAAACCTTTCCATCATTCATGTATCTTCGGATAACAACATTGTGCATGGGCATACCCATTGCATCGCTTATCTCTTCATGCTCAACGACTTCAACATTTTCATCCATAAATATAGAATCAAACTCAACATCGTTTAATCCTTTATACGTCTCACGATGGTACTTATCAGATTCTTCCCACCAGACTTTTACGATACCATTCTTTTGAAGCAGTGCGTCGGTAAACCAATTATATAAAATATTCCATCCATCGTTTTGCCTCTGCAAAACAAAGTTTACATAGTCTGTTGCCTGCTGTGCAGCAGCAACATCTTCTGGGCCT